CGGTATATCAGTTGTATGACTCGCTACTAAAACATCGTCAATAAAAAAGTTTACTGTTGGTGTTGCTGAATTTAAAAATTGCACTCTTAATCTGACATATGCACCAACAACAAATGGCGTTGCGGTAGTTGTAACTGTTCGAACGCTGTTGTTCGCTGTCACACATAACCAGTTGGCCGACAAATCATCACGATATTTAAAATACATTCCATCAGTAGCGTCAATCCCTGGCCCGTTGTTATCATGAAGCCCCATCGTTAGCGCGTACCTTTCTGCTGCGTCTGAAAGTGAAGCTTCCAATGCCATCCGGCACCGCAAATCAAAACTCCAACCTTGAGATGCAAACGCAAGAATTTGGTTTAGTGAAAGCCCCAAGTTTGACCGACCGTTCGAAGCTGTTCCAGTGTCAAGCTGCAAGACCCCAAGCGCATTTAAGTTTCCGATTCCAAAAGTTCCTTTCTGTGCAGATGTCCCTGTGCCATTTACCGAAGCTGTCCACGCCAGTGATCCAAGATTTGAGTTATTTAAAAAATCGTCAAAAATTACTGACTCAAGTTCTGGATCAATTGGCAACGGAACGCCATCTATTCCGTTTATTCCATTCGTTCCGTTTGTTCCATTTGTGCCAGTTAACCCAATAGGCCCAGTTGGCCCCGCAACTGGTACTCGGTTTGGCATAATGTCAACTGTCACAACATTTTTATTGGTGATAATATCGACTATTATACTTTCATTATTGATAGGCATAATGTCAACCGTCACCACGTTTTTATTGGTGATGATATCGACTATCATACTTTCATTGTTGTTAGACATAGATCAAACTCTTCCCTTAACGGTTATCAGACTATTAATTTTAAAAACTTTTTTCTTTGCCCCCTCAGTCACTTCCAATTCAGCGTCTTGTAAATTTGCGACTAAAAGTAAAAGTGATTTTGCCGCTGACATTTTAAAAAGAATTTCACCATTGGCAGTTGCACCAACTATTTCAATTTCTGCTGCTGACAAAAGGAGTTCAACGTTTGCACTAACGCCTTTGAAAATTGCCTTGAGCGCGGTTGCATTAATGAAGTCATAAAACCGGCCATCGTCACAAGTTCTAAAACGCAAAGAAAATTCTTCATCCGCGCCTTGAACAATTTCAATTTCTCTTCTGCAATCTGTTTCACATACCATATTATAATCCTTTTAAAATTTATTGGTTGGTGCTAATGGTTCAAATCCTGTGCGCACATTTTCAAGGGTAGTTTCAGTAGAATATTTTTCAGATCCAAACCGAGAATTAGCAACCTCATCAGGTGATAACACCTGGTCTTGAATATATAAAGAATCAATTTCTGCTTGAATTTTTCTAACCTCAACCTCTGTTTTTTCGTCTGCAACTTGCAGAGGAGGGAATACAATTTCTAATTTTTTTGGATCAAGTTTTAATTCAACCGCAAGAATGGACACAATTTGTAAAACTTTTGGCTTGATGTGATTCGCCTGCTCACTTTCTAAATATTTAAACCAATTATTTGTTTCATGACTTCCCGTTCCCCCCATACCACTTGGTGAATTTCCAAATAAAACAGTGTGCGGGAAATTTGTTTCTGCGACTAAGTGTGTTTCACTTTTTGATATAATTTCTGGAAGCCCTGCAACCGACCTTGTCTCATGAACAAAATCCTCACCATCAGCATCAACCACAACCGCGCGAGCAATTGATTTAGTTAAGTTCATGATCTGCATACGAGCTATAACTTGATCATCACCATCACTCGCCATTTGATCCGCAAGGTTTTTAATTTTAAATTTTGCTACTGAAAAATCTTCAATGACCGATGCAGCAGAAGAATGTGACACCTGGTAATTTCTTATAGATTCTTTAAGCGCGTTTAGAACAGAGTCACCCCAATAACCGTTAGTAATTCTTAATCGCCTGGGAAGTCTTAAACCACCAAAATGAACCACGCGCGAGGTATGAATCTTTATTGTGTTTGCGTTTTTATCATTACCAATTGTTGCTAAACTCTCCCTTGGTTGGAGTGTGTAAAATTCTGGTTGACCAAAATTAGATTTCAATAAATCTTTTTGGATATCCTCCTGGGAAATAACTAATTCATAGCGATTTAAAATATTGAACGCAACAATTTTTTCTGTTTGCTCCAGCGGTCGCGAAGCATTTATAAACTTATCAGTAACAATAACTAAACCAGCACCACCATAAATGCGTTCATCATTCCAGGCAATGCGGAAAAAATTAACTAACCCAAATGAGTTAACTTTTTCTTGTAACATTTCATTTTCTTCATCAGAATAACCTTTAACAACAAACCCATTTGCTAACGCTTCTTTCACAGGGAGTTCAACAATCTTTCTTGCCATAGCATCCGCTGCAAAAAGTTCTTCTGCATCTGATTCACTCATACGCTGCCACTCAACGCAAGACGAAGATTTTTTATCTCTGTTTTTGGTTCCTAACCCAGTCAAAACATTAACCCAACCGTCAACTTTGAATTGAATATTTTTTAAAATACTACCAGGATTTGAAACAACCTCTGTTTTTAAAAATGCCATTTATTAACTCCAATTTAATTTATGCTAACACACAATTTTGTTTTGTCACAAGATAACAATCGAGGCCAAAGAGTATTTTTGTCCGTTAAGCATATTATATGCACCACTCAAAGCGTCAACAATATCATCATGAACCAAACTAGACGTAGGTGGGAACGCCTCAACTTCATTTAAAAAAACTTCATTCCATACCGCATTTACTAATGTTACGTTGCCGCGTTCCACTTGAGCAGAAACAGGTTTTGCCCTGGTGACCTTATCAACTGAAACTTTATTGGCCCTAACATTAAAACCCCTTAAAAGTTTAATATAATTATCAACATCGGCAACGCCCGCTTGACCAGGATCTTGTTCAAGATAAATCGTTGTTTCAATGCCATCATGTACAGCAGTATTTAAAATAATTTCCTCAAGTTTACCCGGCCGCGCCTTAACTCGCACCATGTGTATAACATAAAATTGTTTATCTTCGCCTTCGCCTAATTTTATCCCCACGCTCCAATCTGCTTTTTCATCTGTGCCACTTGCTCGATCCCAATAACGAATTGTTTTTTTACATTTAGGTGCAGCATCAACTTTTTTAAATGAATGTGCTTGGAAAAATTCACCCGCTTTTACTTCCGCGTTCCAGTTCCCATCTAAAAGTTGTTCACGATCTGTTTTTGATAACGCCATTAAGTTGGCCTTGTAACCAGGATCAACTTGCATTAAAATTCTGTTGTCACTTAGTTTTGCATCTATAAACGTAAAACTTTTTGGTGGTGCAGAAGCTGCAATCTCAGGAAATCTTCCCTCAAGTTCCGCGCGTGTGTCACCCCATTCAAAAATTTCATTGATGTGGTAAAACCATCTGATAACCCCAGAGCGTTCTTTAATTGCAAAACCATCCTCACCAATATACCAATCAATAAATTTTCTAACCCAGGATTGTTTATCCGGATTACATGTTGCCCGCACATAAGGGCGCACACCGCACGTAGACCGATTTCTTGACAACATATAAATAAACATTTTTTTTGTAAAATGAGTAACCTCATCAAAACCTATTAATGGAACTTGTGCGCCCTGCCAATCATGGATATTTTTTTCATACTCAAGGTGTGCAAACGTGACACACATTCCCCCGGGAAATTTCCAGGTTAAATTTGTTGGTTTGGCATCAAGATGTGAATATAACTTTTCAGCGGTGTCATATAAACCACCTTCGTTTGTGACTTGTTTCGTGGTACGACGAAAAATAACCGCACCGAAATCTTTATTGTTTATGTGCCTTATTGGTTCCAACAACAAACCATAAGTTTTTCCACCACCAGCAGCACCACCATAAAAAGCAATGTCGGCATTTGTTGCCAAAAACTTTTCTTGCGGCCCTGCTTGGGGTTTGATCACACTCATGGTTTTATTTCGATATCACGCAAATTATCAGGTAAATAAAAAGTTACTTGTTTTGGAGTTAGTGAACCACTGGGCGATTCAATTTCTACTTTGGTAGGAACTTTTCCAATCACACGTTCTAAAATTGAATTAAATTTTTCATAATTGCCATGGGTGGCAGCATCAACCGCGGCCCGTAAAATTACTTTATGTCCTAGTGTTACGTTAGGATCTTTTAGCAGGCGTTGTGCCTCCTGAATTGTTCCAGTCATAACTTGTTTAATCGCTTCACTAAGCGAGGCAATTGTTAATTCTTTTAGCGCGCGTTTTTCGGGTGACGTATTATTTCCCTTGGGATTTAAAACTTGACCTTTTTTGATGCACCAATTCCTGGGGGGTTTTCCTTTTCCAACGATATAACCTTTCTTCTTAGGATCACGTGCCATAATATGCGCCTGTTATTGGCTTCTCATTCGCATTTGAGAAGCGCGGTTTGGTATGCCTCAATTATGGCCAGATTTGTGGGAATTTTGCAAGTTTAAAACTTTTGAGGGGTGCGCATTGGCTTTGTCTTGTGTAGCCAATGCGGGACTAATTTAGTATGTTTCTCATATTCCTAAGTTTTTTTCCTTAAAACTTTTTTAGAGTCAATGAACGCATCAAGTTTTTTCCTTAAAACTTTTTTAGTAGGAAATTTTAAGGGTTTGATTTCTTCCACTTTCACACTAAAATTTAATTTTGAGTCAATGAACGCATCAAACGCGGTTTGTACTGAATGGCCTAAATTATTTAGCCGAGATAAAACAATTGAACTAATACGGATAGTTTTTCTAATATCTTTTTTTAATTTAGAGGCCTTTGTAAATATAGCATCATTTTTCATATTATTTTCTCCTCTCTCTCTTTGTGAATTTCCCAACCATTTGCGTACGTTGTCCATGCCATGCTCACCTGCCGCCCTAATTCATCCAAAAATTTTTGATCCTTCGTTAGGTATAGGTAATCGGCCCAGTGACTCCGGTTTTTATTTCTTATTTTTAGGCCCTTCACCAATTGAAGCATTGCCCACGCTAAAGTTCCTTTTTTTGTTTTGATTTTTTTAGTTTTAATAGCTGGTACGATTAATTTGCCATAATGTCCGCCAAGGAAGTTGCTAATAGTAGTAGTACATTCCATATAAATTCCATTATAAGCAGAGATGTAAAAAACATATTTCTCCCCCACTGTGACAATTGTTCTTGTGGT